TTATCTGTAATAGATAAAAATAATACTTTCTACCTAATGGAAAATCAATCTATTGTTGGTGGAGCTAGTGCTAACTCAGCTTTACAAGTAGTTATTAGTTACGAAGATATAAGTTAATCGGAGATTTAAGCTATGGCGAATGGCGGAATTATAGGACCTGTTAACAATCCAATTGTATCACCAGCAAACACTCAAACATTTACAGCACCAGGAACATGGACAGCTCCAGGAGGAGCAAAAGCTGACGTATTAATTATTAGTGGAGGAAGAGGCGGTAACGGAGATGTTTCTGTAGCAGGAGGTGGGGGATTTTATCAATTTTCACCACAAGCATCAGTCCCAGCTTCACCCGCACCAATCACAGTTGGCGGAGGAGGTCCTGGACCTGCAGGTATAGGTTCTGCAAGTACGGCAGGTTTTGCATCTCCAATATCTGCACCTGGAGGTAGTGCTCCAAATGGTGATAATGGTAATGGCACTTTTACTGGTGGAACTAGATCACCTAGTGCATACGGAGGAGCATCTGGAGCAGGAGCAGGTGGTAATGGAGGTAATGGTGCAACTCCTGGTCAATATCCTGGACCTGGCGGACCTGGTTTAGCTTCTCCTTCAATAGATGCAACATTAAGAGCTGGTGGGGGCGGAGGCGGAGGATGGGCTGGCCAAACTGCTGGAGCAGGAACAGGAGTAGATGGAGGAGGACCTGGTGGACCAGGACCTGGATCTGCTGGAACACCTGGAACAGCAAACACTGGCGGAGGAGGCGGAGGTGGATCTTCTTTTTACGGACCAGGGGGATCAGGGGGATCAGGATATGTAGTTGTTAAAACTAATGGATCTGTAACTGCACCTGGAGTTTGGACATTACAAGAAGTTTTTGAATATAAAAAAGCAGGAACTTGGAGTTAAAAATATGGCACATTTTGCAGAAATAAATTCAGATACTAATATTGTTTTAAGAGTAATTGTTGTTGGAGATGATAAAGAACAACAATATGGATATAATACTACTCAATTAGAACAATGGGTATCTTCATTTCATCCAAAGAATGATCCTGATGTATTGCAAGAATATAATGGAAATTATCCAAATACATATTGGAAACAAACTTCTTATAACACTTTTGGTGGTCAACATTTAAAAGGTGGAATTCCTTTAAGAAAAAATTTTGCAGGGAGAGGATTTACTTATAATTTACAAAAAGACTCTTTTATAGCACCTAAACCATATAATTCTTGGTCGTTAAATGAAGATACTTGTCTTTGGGAAGCACCAGTTGCAATACCAAGTATACAAACTTATGGTGATAATATTTATTACGTTTCAAAATGGGACGAACAAAATGTAAGATGGTTAGGGTATACACGAGAAGAAAATCCACAAGAATTTGCTTGGAATCCTAGTTCTCAAAGCTGGATAGCAACAGGAAATTAGTTCACTTTACAAAGAAATAAATAAGGTTTATAAAATTAATTAGAATGAATTTAGAATATAATTATTGGTATTTTACTTCTGTTTTATCAGATAAATTTTGTGATGAAATTATTAGATATGGTAAAAGCCAACAAGAAGAAATAGCTCTTACAGGTACTGAAACTAAAAAATTAAAAGAGTCAAAGACTCTTAATGAAGAAGATATTAAAATTTTAAATAAAAAAAGAAATTCTAATATAGTTTGGTTAAATGATCGTTGGATATATGATGAAATACTACCCTATGTTCATACAGCAAATAAAAATGCGAATTGGAATTTTGAAATTAATTGGACTGAAAATTGTCAATTTACAAAATATAATATAGGTCAATTTTATGATTGGCATCAAGATAGTTGGGAAAAACCATATGATGTACCTAATGAAGATAATAAAAATGGAAAAATTAGAAAATTATCAGTTACATGTTCATTAAGTGATCCAAAAGATTATGAAGGTGGAAATTTAGAATTTGATTGTAGAAAAGAAGAACCTGGTCAAAAAAATAATATTATAACATGTGATCAAATAAAACCCAGAGGATCAATAATCGTATTTCCTTCTCATCTATGGCATAGAGTTCAACCTGTTACAAAAGGAATAAGATATTCTTTAGTGATGTGGAATTTAGGTTACCCATTTAAATAAAAATGGACAAAAAACAATCTTGGGAAAACATATGGTCTTTAAATCATGTGTATAAATCTAAAAACAACAGTAGAGAACTTCCTTGGGAAATAAATTCATATGATAAAAATTTAAAAGAAATTTTAAATTCATTGGAAATTACAAAAGGAGATATTTTAGAACTAGGTTGTGGTTCTGGAAATGATTCTTCATGGCTTGCAAAAAATAATTTTAATGTAACAGCTATAGATATTTCTAGTAAGGCTATATTATTAGCAAAAGAAAAAAATAAAGATTATTTAAACATTGAATTTATCGAAGGAGATATTTTAAATTCAATACCAAATAAAAAATATGATATTATTTATGATAGAGGATGTTTACATGGTAATAAAGATATATTAAATGACATATTTAAAATACTTCACAATAAATTAAAAGATAACGGAAAGATGGTTATTTTATCTGGAAATTATAATAATGGAAATACGTTTTTTACAAAACCAGACGATTTATCTATATCTGAAATTGAAATATCTTGTTTTACATATTTTAAAATAAAATTAGTAAAAGAAATAATATTTGAATTAAATAAAAATTATGAAAATACATTGGGATGGTTGTTTATTTTAGAAAAAAAATGAATCATATTAAATTAAAAAATAAAGCAAGAATAGAAACATGGTTTCCAACAAGTGTATATGTTTATGAAAATTTGTTGTCTTTAGATTATTTGGAGCAACTTTATAAACAAATAATACATTTATCTAAAATACATAAATTAAAAAGAACTACGGATTTAGAAGTAGATTCTATACATACTATAGAAAATTTAACAGAAAACTCTAATTTTGATTTATTAAAGGATTATTTAACAGAACACTCTAAGATCTATGCCTTTGAATTAGGCTATTCTAAAGAAATATGTAATAGGATTTTTGTAGAACAAATTTGGTTTAATATAAGTAAAAAAGAAGATTTTTTAATGAAACACATACATCCAGGGTCTATTTTAAGTGGAGCATTTTATATAAAATCGAATGAAGAAGATAGAATAAGATTTTATGCTGAAAAAAGTTCTATTTTAAAACCAACGAACTTTAATAGTTTATCTTACGAATATTGTGATTATAAATGTAATGTTAATTCTTTACTTTTATTTAAAAGTGATTTATATCACTCAACAAATAAAGCGAACGGAGAGAAAGTAGTAGTATCTTTTAATATTAATTTAAAATGAATTTTAAAGAAAATAAATACATTGTAGTTAAAAATGCAATTTCGGAAGAACTTGCCAAATTTTGTTATGATTATTTTTTATTAAAAAGAAAAGTAGCGGAGACATTGTTTAAAACAAGATATATTTCTCCATATACAACTTTATTTGGGACTTGGGATGATGGTATGCTTAAAGAAACATATTCTCATTATGGAGATATTGTAATGGAAACATTACTTGTAAATCTTCTTCCAATAGTTGAAGAAAATACAGGTTTAAAATTAAATGAAAATTATTCTTACGCAAGGATTTATAAAAAAGGAGATATATTAAAACGTCATAAAGATAGATTTTCTTGTGAAATATCGACTACTTTAAACTTGGGTGGAAATGGTTGTTGGCCAATATTATTAGAACCAGATTCAAGCGTAGGTATGCTTGGTCCAGATAAATATATACCCAGTAATTCAAAAGGTGTTAAAATATTTTTAGAACCTGGAGATATGTTGATATATAAAGGTAATGAATTAGAACATTGGAGGGAAGAGTTAAAATTTGAAAATTGTGCTCAAGTGTTTTTACATTATAATAATATAGAAACACCAGGATCTAAAGAAAATATATACGATAGTAGAATTCATTTAGGATTACCCGCTAATATAAAAAATGAAAATACTAAATAAATTTTTTAAAAAACCAAAAGTTACTTTTTTCTGTGAACATGGTGGTTTAGAAAAATAAAATAATAACTTATTTTTAATGACCTATAAAATTATAGACAATATAGTTCCTGTTAGTTTTCAAAATAGAATGGAATTTATTTTAGATGACATTACTTTTCCTTGGTATTTTTCTAAAACAATAGCAAAGAATCCAAATAATTTAAAATATAATTTAAACGTAATAGATGCACCTGGATTTACACATTCTATATTTAACTCATTAGCCAATGAGCAAAAGACAAGTTTATTTCATATAGTGTCCACTATACTTTATTTTTTTGAAGAAAAAACAAATTTTAAAATCAAAGAAATTATTAGGATAAGAATAAGAAAAACAATACAATACCCTGGTCATGACAACAATAAATTTACTCCTCCACATGTTGATTTAGAAAATGTAGATAAATATTATTCTTTAGTTTATTATGTAGATGATTCTGATGGGGATACTTTCTTATTTAAAAATAAATATGAAGAAGGAAAATCTGTTTTATATGGTGATGAAACTGAATTATTAGTAAGAGTCCCTCCTAAAAAAGGAAGAGCTTTATTTTTTAATGGTAAAACATATCATTCTGGAAATTGTCCTATTAATTATCAATCCAGAACAATAATTAATTTTGATTTTACTTTAGAAGAATAATGTATAGCACAAAGGTAAATTTTTTAGAAAAAGATTTTTTTAATTATTTACAAAAAACATTATTAAGTAATGAGTTTTCTTGGTACTATTCAACATCCCAAGTTAAAGATAAAAAAGATGGTTATTACTTTTTTCATAATTTTTACTGTGATGATAGAATAAATTCTGGAAGTTATAATTCTTTAATTGTTCCTATATTAAATAAATTAAATATTAAAAAATTAATTAATGTTAGAGCTAATTTAGTTCTTAAAAAAGATAAACAATTTAGTTCAGATTTACACATTGATCATGATTTTGAACATACTACAGCTATTTTATATATTAATACAAATAATGGATACACTACGCTTGAAAAAGATATA